TTATAGAAAAAGCATTAAATAAAGTTTCTAATATGGCAATATTTATGATTACTAAAAGAACCCAGAGTGGAAAGTTGCCAGATGGAGGACAGATGAGGGCTTATGCGAAAGCAACAGTTAAGAGTAGAAAGAAAAGAGGAAGGCAAACTGGATTTGTAGACTTAACTGATACTGGGAAAATGTTTAGAAGTTTAGACTTTAAGACTGGTGGATTAAAAAGCACTTTGTTTTTTTCTAATATGGAAAGAAATAAAATAGCTTCATATCACGATACATTTGGTGTAGGTAGACAAAAAATTACACGACCATTCTTCTCTATTGGAGATAAAGAAGAAGATAAGATTAAACAAGAGTTTGCAACAACCTATTTTAAAGCAATGAAAATATGAGCAAAAGAGAAAACATAGCTGGTGATATAATCACAAAGCTTGATGCAGTTACCAGTCCTATTGAGTTTAAAAAGATTACTAGAGAGCCATTTGAGGTAGAAGAATTATCAGATGCTCAATTTCCAGCTTTATTTGTTCAGTCAGGAGATGAAACTAGAGAAGTATCTAGCATTGGTGATACTGGTGCTGGAAGTTATAGAGGTTCTATTGATTTTTTAATTGTAGCATTTGGTAAAGGTACAGACAGCAACATAGACACAGTAAGAAACCAATTAATAGAAGTAGTTGAAGAAACACTAGATAATGATATAACTAGAAATGGAAATGCTTTAGACACGCAGATAGTTGAAGCATCATCAGATGAGGGAACTATATATCCTTATGGGGGTGTTAGAATAACTGCAAGAGTAATTTATGAATTTACAAGAGGGAGTGCATAATGGCAAAACAAGTAACTATGAAAAAAGGCGAAGATATAATTAAATGTTCAGACGACCACATTGAGCATTTTCAAAGCATAGGATTTACTTTAACTGGCGAAAAAAAAGTTGCCAAGAAAAGTGAAAAAGTGGTAAAACAAGATAAAGAAGAAGATAATAAAAAATAGCCAATATTCAATAAAGGAGGTTTAAATGGCAACACATCACGGAAAAGAAGGAGTTGTAACCATAGGAGGAACAACACTAGGAAATGCTACTGGATTTACAGTAGACACAACACACGACACAGTTGAAGATACTGCATTAGGAAGTTCAATGAAATCATTTTTAGTTGGTAGAGGTACATATACTGCTAGTATAGATATGAATTTTGATGAAACTGATACTGGACAAACGACTATGGTTCAAGGTGCAGAGTTAACATTTGCATTTTTACCAGAAGGAAATGAATCAGGCGACAGAAAATTCTCTGGAACTGGTATTGTAACTGGAATGTCAGTAGGGGTTACTCTTGATGGTGTAACTACTAGAACTGTATCAATTCAGGGAACTGGTGGTCTGACAATCGGTACTGTGTAAATAGTATATGACTGACAATAAAGTTGATTATTTTGATGGTATCAGAGACCATTTTAGTGCATTAGACACTAAAGTGATTGAAGTTCCAGAATGGGGATTAGTAGGCGAAAAAGCTATTCATTGTAAACCATTTAATATGATGGAAAAGCAAAAGATTTTCAAAGGTGCTAGTAATACCGATTTATTAGTATTAATAGATGTTATTATAGAAAAAGCACTTACGAAAGATGGAAAAAAAATGTTTACTGGTCAAGATGTTCTAGGTTTTAAAACAAAAGCTGATACCAATATCATTGCAGATGTTGCAACAAAGATTATGGGTACTGAAAACAAAGATATAGAGGACAATAAAAAAAACTAAAAAATAATGTTGAATTACATAATATTTTTGGATTAGCAGAAAAACTACATAAAACAGTTGCCGAAATTTTAGAAATGTCAGTTGATGAATTTTATTTATGGGTAGCATATTTTGAGATTCAAAACGAAGAAAGAGAAAGACAAGAACGATTAGAGAGAGCAAGGCGATAAATGGCAACTAAACAAGTTAATATAGACATAATAGCTAAAGATAAGACCAGACAAGCTATGAAGTCTGCTACTGCTGGAATAAACAAAGTAAAAGATTCTGTTTTTAACTTACGCAATGCTTTAGTTGGTCTTGGTGCTGGTTTTGTTGCTAAAGGTTTCCTAGATACTGCAAGAGAAGTAGAAAGATTAAGAGTAAGATTTAAATTTTTATTTTCTACTGCTCAAGAAGGTGAAAAAGCATTTAAAGGTTTAGTTAAATTTGCTGGACAAGTACCATTTTCACTTAAAGAAATACAAAGAGGTTCAGCAAATCTTGCTGTAGTTTCTAAAGATGCAGATGAATTAAATGAAATATTAAAAATAACTGGAGATATAGCATCAGCATCAGGTTTAGATTTTGCAACAACTGCCGAACAAATACAAAGAACTTTTTCTGCTGGTATAAATTCTGCTGATTTATTCAGAGAAAGAGCAGTAAGAAAAATGTTAGGTTTTGAAGCTGGTGTTCAAATGAGTGCAGAGAAATCTAAAGAACATATCATCAAAGCATTTAGAGAAGGAACAATATCAATAGTGGGTGCTAGTGATGAAATGGCTAAGACTTTTGATGGTACTCTTTCAATGATAGGAGATAAATTTAATTTATTTCAAATGGCAGTAATGGATGGCTCTCCATTTATAGCATTGAAAACAAGTGCAGAATTAGTTGAAAAATCTTTAGCAGATAACTTTGGGAGTATAGAAAAATTTGCTGAAAAAGTAGGAGATGCTATAACTAACACCACTTTAAAAGTTTTATTATTTGGTGCTGGTGTTATAGATACATTACAGCCAGTATTTAATTTTATAGGGAAATCTATAGCTAATCTTGTTAATTTTGTTAAAGGATTACCACAACCCATAGCAACTATTGGAATTATAGGGTTTTTAGCTATGGGTTTAAAGGGAAGATTAGTTGTAGGTGTTATTGCTGGTGCTATTGACCACATAAGAGCAATGTTTGGAGGTTTATTAGATAGTGTGGCTTCGGTACAAAAAAAAATAGCAGAGACTTTTAAATCATTAGGTTTAATAAGTGATGAAAGATTTGCAATAATGATGGATAATTTTGAAAATTTTAAAAGTTCAGCAGAAAAATTAAAAACACCAATTAGAGAATTAGAAGAAGCAATGGAACAAGCTGGAGAATCAGGCAGAATTACATTTGAAGGATTAAATCTTAGTATCAATACAACTGGAATGGTAGCTGGTGGTTTAAAAGAAAAAATAGTCAATATGATGAAAGAAATAAATCAAGCTATAATTGAAGCTAACGCAGAGGGATTTGTAACAGCAGAAAACAAAGATAAAACAGTAGCAAATTTGAGTTTGATGGGTGAAGCAGTTAAAAATTTTAAAGATGGTTTTATGGAAGCAGTTAATGCTCAAAAAACTGGGTTTCAACAAATAAAAGACATAGGAAAAGAAACTTTTGGTAAATTAAAAAATACACTTGCTGATTTTGTAATGACTGGAAAAGCTAATTTTGGTGATTTAGCAAGATTTGTAGTTAGGAGTTTTTTAGAAATGTTAATAGGTCAAGCAGTAAAAATGGCTTTTGCTAAGTCTCTAGCATTATTTAAAATGGACGCAATAAAAAAAGGTATGATAAGTGCATTTCAAAGTGTGGTAACAACTATAGCTAGTATTCCTTTTCCTTTAAATGTGGCTCTTGCTGGAGGTGCATTAGCTTTTGCTATGGGTTTTGTAAATAAAATAAAAGGATTTGAAAAAGGTGGTAGACCCCCAGTAGGTAGACCAAGCATAGTAGGTGAGAAGGGTGCTGAATTATTTGTACCAGACCAAGCTGGAACTATAGTACCAAATGATAAGCTAGGAATGGGTACAAAAGCTGTAACAGTAAACTTTAATATAAGTACAGTAGATGCTAGAGGGTTTAATGAGTTATTAGTTAACAGCAGAGGAACAATAGTTAACCTGATTAATAGTGCTGTAAATGAGAAGGGTAAAATGGCTATTATATGAGTGGTACTTTACCAGATACAAGATTTGAAGCAATTAATTTGCAAAGCAATCAAAAGACTTTGTTTTCTGAAACAGATAGTGGCAAGTCATTTAGAAGGCAAGTACAAGGTCAAAGATTTAGTTTTACAGTAAGCTATCCACCAATGAAAAGAGCAGACTTTGCACCTATAATGGCTTTTATAATGAAGCAGAGGTCAAGACAAGAAGATTTTACAATTACTATGCCAAGCTATTTAAATGCTCAAGGAAATGAAACTGGAACACTATTAGTAAATGGTTCTCATAGTGCATCAGATACAACCATAGCAATAGATGGTTTTGCTGGAGATGGTGCTGGAAGATTAAAAGCTGGTGATTTATTAAAGTTTGCTCACGACAAAGTTTATATGGTTGTGGCAGATGTAACCAGTTCCAGTAATTCAGCAACAGTAACCATAGAACCCCCATTAAGAACTGCATTGGCTGATAATAGTGGAGTTACTTATGATTCTGTGCCTTTCAAAGTACACCTAACAAGTGATGTTCAAGAGTTTAATACAACTCAAAATGATGGTGATGGGAACTTATTATTTACTTATGAGTTTGATGTTATAGAGAGTTTATAATGGCTAGAGGTTTAACAAGTGCAGTAAAAACCGAACTGGCAACTGGCATTATAGAGCCAGTATTATTATTAGAGATAGGGTTTGGAACACCAGTATATTTAACAAATGCGAGTTTTGATATTACTTCAAGTGTCTCTGGCAGTTCAAGAACTTATTTGGCTAATGGTCATTTAAAAAGCATTACAGATGTCAGCGAAACAAACAAACCAACAAAAAATACTTTAGCAATAAGTTTATCAGGAGTTGACCAAACTTATGTGAGTGTAGCACTTAATGAAAACATTATTAATGATGATGTATATATTTACAGAGGTTTTTTAAATAGTAGTTTATCTTTAATAGCTGACCCATTTTTATTATTTTTTGGAACTATAGATGAGTTTAATATAAAAGATAATACAACAACTGCTAGTATTGCTTTAACAGTTACTTCTCATTGGGGAAACTTTAGCAAGATTAATGGGAGAACTACAACAGATAATTCACAACAAAGAGTATTTAGTGGCGATAAAGGAATGGAGTTTTCAGCACTAACTGTAAAAGATATTAAATGGGGTAGAGTGTGAGTATTCATTTATACAATGCTGAAAAGAAAGATGTTAAAATTGTTTGTGATTTAATGAATGAATTTAAAGAAGTAGATTTACAAGAACTAAATTATCCAGAAGTTGATAATAATAAATTAAATACTTTTATTAAAATTATGTTAGAGAAGGGTAAAATTATCTTAGTAAAAGATTTAGATTTAGACCAAGTTATAGGGTGTGCAATCTTTGGTAAAACAGAATATTGGTTTAGTAAAAGTGAGTGTATTCATTTGCATACTATTTTTGTTAAAAAGAATTTTAGAAACTTTAAGCTTGTAGCAACTTTAGTAGATGCAATCAAAAAAGCATCAGAAGATTTGCCAATATATTTATCGGTAACAAGTGGACTAAACATAGACCCAGTATTTAAAAAACTAGGGTTTCAAAGTTTAGGTGGTAACTGGAGACTAAATTAATGTGTAATCCATTTCAAGCAGTTGTAGATTTTGTAGCACCAGTAGTAGATTTTGTAGGTGATTTAGTTGGAGATTTTATTGGGTGGTTAGTGCCACAACCTGAAGTGCCTGATTATGGGGAAAATTTTGCAGACCAAACTAATAGAGGTGTATTAGTAAATAAATTTAATGCTAATGCACATATACCTATTGTTTATGGTACAAGAAAAGTTGGTGGCAATGTTGTATTCTTAGAAACTTCAGGAACAGATAATCAATATCTTTACATGGCTATTATTCTTAGTGAAGGAGAAGTAAATGATATTAGTTCTATATTCATTAATGACAATCAGGTTACATGGTCAGGAGATATAGCAGACAACACACAAATAACTGTAGGAAGTGGAGATGCAAATTTTTATAGTGGTGCTAGTTTAATAACTTGCGAACCCCATTTTGGAACTGATAGCCAAACTGCATCAACATTATTATCCACTTTAAGTTCTTGGACTTCAGACCATAGACTAAGAGGGTTGTGTTATTTAGCTATAAGGTTTGAATGGAATCAAGACAAGTTTGGTTCATTGCCAACAGTACAAGCAGTAGTAGAAGGAAAAAAAGTTTATAATCCAAACTTAGACAGTACTGTAACTGGAGGAAGTGGTAGCCATAGAGCAGATACAAGTTCTACTTGGGAATATTCAGATAATCCTATTCTACAACTATTAGACTATTTAAGAAACGACAGATTCGGAATGGGTATTGCTAATAGTTATTTTGATAGTAATTTTGCAGACTGGCAAACAGCAACAGATGTGTGTGATGCAAATATCACCCCTTATAGTGGAGCAAGTCAAATAGATTTAATGGATAGCCACGCAGTAGTTGATACATCAAAAAAAGCTATTGATAATGTAAAAGAATTTGTAAGGGGTTCAAGAGCCTATTTAAACTTCTCTGGAGGTGTTTATAATGTATTAGTGGAGACAAGTGGTTCAGCATCAATAACACTTACAGAGGACAATATTATTGGTGGTATATCGGTAAAAAGTAAAAATAAAAACTCAAGATATAATAGAGTAATAGTGAACTTTACTAACCCTGATAAAAACTATCAATCAGACACAGCACAATTTCCTCCAGTAGATGAAACTGGATTAGATAGTGCAGACCAACACGCAACTATGAAAACAGCAGATGGAGGATTATTATTAGAAGGTAGGTTTGATTTTGCTATGCTCACCAGTCCATATCAGGCTCAAGAGATGGCTGAAATTATTTTAAGGAGGTCTAGGTCAAGTTTAGACATTAGCCTTACTGCTGACGCAACTGCACTAGATTTAGCAGTAGGAGATATAGTAAATATAACTCACGCAACACCAAGCTTTTCAGCAAAAGCATTTAGAGTGCAAGGAATGAATGTAAACAGTAACCACACAGTATCTTTACAATGTTCTGAACATCAAGATAGTTTTTATACTTTTGGAACACAGCAAGAGGTTGCAAGTATACCCACAACTACACTACCAAACCCATTTGTTATACAACCCCCAGCAAGTGTAACATTATCTGACCAACTTATAGAATATAATGATGGAACAGTTATTGTGGCTTTGGATATAACTGTTGGAGCAAGTCCAGACAAATTTATAGACTTTTACCAAGTAGAATATAAATTAAATGCTGATTCTGATTTTATTATCTATGCTCAAGGTTCAGGATTAAATCATAGAGTATTGAATGTGATTGACCAGCAAACTTATGATGTACGAGTAAAAGCTGTTAGTACTGCTGGTATATCTTCGAGTTATGTATCTGCTCAAAGAAAAATAATAGGAGCAATAGCACCTCCATCAGATGTAACAGACTTTTCTTGTAATGTGGCTGGTCAAGAAGCACATTTATCTTGGGAGGCTGTAACAGATTTAGATTTAGCTTTTTATAATTTAAGATTTTCTGAAGAAACAGATGGAACTGCTGATTGGTTAAATTCAGTTGCTTTGGTTGAAAAAATATCAAGACCAGCAACCTCAATATCTGTTCCAGCCAGACAAGGAACATATTTAATTAAAGCAGTTGATAAACTTGGAAACTTTAGTTCTAATGCTACTGCTATAATATCAAATGTTACAAGTGCTATAAACTTCAATAATATTACAACACAATCAGAACACCCTACTTTTGGGGGAACATTTACTGACACAATACTAATAGATGATGCTATTGAGTTAGATAGTACAGAATTATTTGATTCTGCTAGTGGAAATTTTGATGATGATACAGATAGATTTTTTGACCAAGGTGCTAGTAATTTTGATTTTGTTTCAAGTGGGAATTATGAATTTGCAAATGTTATAGATATTGGAGCAAAGCATACTGTAAGAATAACAGCTTCAATGACACAAACCTCAGATAACCCAGATGATTTATTTGATAACAGAACTGGAGATTTTGACGATACTTCATCTAATTTTGATGGAGATACACCAGCCAACTGTAATGCTCATCTTGAAATCAGCACTAGTGATGATAATTCAACATTTACTGATTTTAGAGGTTTTGTTATAGGAGAATATGAAGCAAGATATTATAAATTTAGAGTAGTATTAATTTCAAGAGATAATGCTTCAACCCCAGTAGTATCAGCAGTTACAGTTACTATTGATATGCAAGACAGAATATTTAGTGATAATGATATTGTTTCTGGAACAAGTACGAAATCAATAACATTTACAAAACCATTCAAAACTGTTAATTATGCTGTAGGTGTAACAGCACAAGGAATGGCAACTGGAGATTATTTTACAATAACAAACAAGGCAATAACTGGTTTTGATGTAGCATTTTTTAACAGTTCTAATGCTGGAGTGTCAAAAACATTTGATTTTATTGCAAAAGGATTTTAAAAGGAGTATAAATAGATATGTCGCAACATGATATGAATATAGCAAACCAATCATTTCCTAGCTTTAGGAGTGATTTAAATAATGCTCTGGGTGCTTTAAACTCAATGCACTCAGGCACTTCAAGACCAAGTGGTGCAACTACTGGAACATTATGGTTAGACACAACAAATGCTGGTTCTAATTCTTTAGAACTTAAATTTTTTGATGGCTCAGATGATATTTCATTTGCAACTGTAAATACATCTGCAAACACAATAAACTTTATAGATAGTGCAACACAATCAGATTTAGTAAATGACAGTTCACCACAACTTTCAGCAGACTTAGATACAAATAGTAACAATATACAATTTGATGATGCACATGGCATAAATGATGATGATGGAAATGAACTTATAATTTTTCAAAAAACTGGTTCAGCAGTCAATCAATTTGACATCACAAACTCTGCTACTGGCAATCCCCCAAAGTTAAGTGCAACTGGTGGAGATAGTAATATTGACTTAGACCTAGAAGCAAAAGGAACTGGACATATAACTGTAAGAGGAAACACAAATGCTGGTGCAATCCAGTTTAACTGTGAAAGCAACTCACATGGACAAATAGTAAAATCACAACCACACTCTGCATCAGTAACTAATGAATTACTTTTACCTGACGGAGCAAGTTCTACATTAGTTTCTTTAGTATCTACTGGAATATTAACAAATAAAGTAAATATTCCAAAGACTGAAACAGCAACGATTTCTACAAGCAAAACCCTAGATTTTGATAGCTCACAAAACTTTTTACTTACTTTAGGTTCTGGAGCTAACACACTTGCTCAACCTAGTACGGAAGCTGGGAATGTAGGACAAACTGGTATTATAGTATTTATTCAACCCTCAAGTGGAAGTGCTGGAACAGTTAGCCTACATGGTGATTATGAAACTGTAGGGGGTGCTGGTTTGACTTTATCTAGTGCAAACTCAGCTTATGATGTAGTGCCTTATTTAATTAAAGCAGATAATTCTATTCTGCTTGGAACACCTCAACTGGCTTTTAGCTGATGGTAGCAAATGAAAAATGGTTTGGAGGTGCTGGTGCTGGTGCTGGATTTTATTCCTACAACATTCAAAATTCTCTAAGGTTTGATGAAAATGCTGGAGACCATTTAACAAGAACACCTAGCTATGCTGGAAATAGAAAGATTTGGACTTGGAGTTGCTGGTTTAAAAGGTCAAATTTAGGAAATACTGGGAATGATATGGTATTATTTGGTGCTGATGCTGGAGATGGTGGTGCTACTTATACTCAGATAAGAATACTTGCTAGTAATACCCCATATGACGCATTTGAATTTAATGGAAATGGAGGTGTTAAAATTGCTTGGACACCTCTTTTGAGAGATATAAGTGGTTTTTATCATTTTTGCGTAGCAGTAGACACTACCCAGTCAACAAACACTAATAGGGTTAAATTTTGGCTAAATGGGGTTCAAGTTACTACTACAAGTACAGCTAATTGGATGTCTCAAGATGCTGACCTACAAGTTAATAATACAACAGAACATCAAATAGGAGAATTAAGGTACAATGCTTCAACAGAGTTAGATGGTTATATGGCTGATATGGTTCTTTTAGATGGTACAGCAACAGATTATTCAAGTTTTGCAGAATTTAAAAATAATGTTCTTGTTCCTAAGAATCCGAGTGGTTTGAGTTTTGGTACAAATGGAGTGCATCTCAAATTCGCATCTGGAGCATTAGGTGCAGATAGTAGTGGGAATAGTAATACCTACACCCTTAATAACATAGATGCTGACCACAGTTCTATTGATACTCCTAGTAGTGGAGCTGGTAGTTAAATATGACAAATAATACAAATTTTGCAACATGGAATGCTTTAACTTTGGGGTCTTATAGTGGTTTAACAAATGGCAATACAACAGTATCAAGTATTAGCAATAGTGATTTAGCAGGAACGATTGCTACTATGGGTATAACAACTGGTAAATGGTATTGGGAAATATACATTCATGATAATGGAAGTGGTTATATATATGCAGGATTAAGTTCTGGTTATGAAGGTGGTGGATTTTATTCAGGAGGTAGTGCCACAAATGGTATGACTCCTAGTGCTATACGATTAAGAAATAATGGTACTTTATATGATTCTTCAGGTTCTGATGACCCTGATAGATGGGGAACTATTACTCTTACTAGCACGGGTGTAACTTCTTTTACTAATGGAGATATAATTGGTTTTGCATTAGATTATGATAATAAAAAATTATGGATTAGTAAAAATGGAACATTTTTTAATTCTGGTAATCCTGCTGGAGGTAGTAATCAACAAGCAAGTTGGACTGGAGATGTTCCTATAATATATCCTGCTTTTGAACCTTATGCTGTAGGAACTCCCAATAATGGTGGTACAATTAATGCAGGACAAGATAGTAGTTTTTCAGGTAATAAAACAAGTGGTTCTGCATCAGCTACAGATGGTAATGGTTATGGTGATTTTTATTATACACCACCTACTAATTTTCTTTCGTTAAATTCAGCTAATGCACCTACATCAGATGATATAGACCCTGCACAGACTGATGATTCTTATCCTGCTAAAAATTTTAATATACTTACTTATTCTGGTAATGGTAGTACACAAAGTATAAGTAATTTAGGATTCCAGCCAGATTTATGCTGGATAAAAGATAGAACTAGCGTAGCATCTTATGGAAATGTTTTAATAGATTCTTCAAGAGGTCGTGCTAAAGTTTTATATTCATCTAGCACTAGAGCTGAATTATCAAGTGCAAGTGATGAAGACCTTACATCATTTGATTCAGATGGTTTTTCTTTAGCTAATAGTGCTAATGGTGCTGTTAATACAAGTAGTAAAAATTATGTAGCATGGTGTTGGAAAGCTAATGGAGGTACAACTAGCACGAATAATGAAGGTAATCATACTTGCACTTTACAAGCAAATGCAAAAGCAGGATTTAGTATAATGACATTAGCTAACTATACAAGTGCTAGTGGAGTTACTATAGGTCATGGGCTTGGTAAAGCACCATCTCTATATTTTCATAAATCTAGTGCATCATCTGGTAACTGGCACGTATATCATAAATCTTTAGGTGCAACTAAAGCTATGTTTTTAAATAGCACTAGTTCAGTAGCAACTGCTGTTGGTTATTGGGCTAACACAGAACCTACCTCTACTGTATTAAGTTTAGGAAATACATTTGCAGGAACATCTAATGGAGTAGTATATGCGTGGTCAGAAATTGATGGGTATAGTAAGTTTGGAACTTATACTGGAAATTATAGTGCTAATGGAGCATTTATATACACGGGATTTAGACCCAGAATGTTATTTGTAAAAAGGGCAGATGGAACAAATTCTTGGTTTGTATGGGATACAGCAAGAACAACATTTAATAAAATGAACAGTTATGTGTATTGGGATTTAACTAATGCTGAAGAAACTGGATATGCTATAGATGTATTATCTAATGGATTTAAAATAAGAGGACAAAATAATGCTACTAATAATAGTGGTGGAATTTTTATCTATGGAGCTTGGGGTGACGTTCCATTCAAATATAACAATACTTTTTAGGAGGTAAAAATAATATGTGGGCGATAATTAAAGATGATAAAATTGAGGAAATTTTTAAGTTTCCTAAAAATTTAGTAATAGATAACATAAACCATCCAAGAGCAATTTTTAGTACTTGGACTTGGGAACAATTAAATAACATAGGTATTTATACAGTAGAAGCTGGTGTTAAAGGTGATGATAGGTTTGAAATAACCTCTAATCCAGTTTACACCTATAACAAGTCTAAGAAAAAAGTTACTACTAAATATAATTTCACCGATAGAGAACTAGAAGATATAAATGCGAAAGATGATGATGGAAAAAATATTTTAGATGCAGATGGAAATCAAGTAATTATTGATGGATTGAAAACTAAATGGATTAATAAAATAAAACAAACAGCTTATAATAAATTAACTGAAACCGATTGGTATGTTATAAGAAAAACTGAGGGTATTGATATTCCTGAAAAAATTACAGAAGCAAGAACAGCAATCAGAACAGACTGCAAAACTATAGAAGATAAAATTACAGCTTGTAAAACAATGACTGCATTTAAAAAACTTTTTATAACACCAGTAGATGATGATGAAAACCCAACTGGAAATTCTCCTATAGACGACTGGACTGTCTGAAATAAATGGTAGAGCCAGTAACAGCAGTATTAACTGGCATTGCCTTAGTTAAACAAGCAACTTCATTTATAAAAGAAAATATAAATACAGTTCAAGATATTTCTGGTATAGCAAAACAGATAGACCAATTATTTGAAGGTCAGCAACAAATACAAAAAGAAAGAAATAAACAAGCTAATAGTACAGCTAATGAATTAGGTTTATCATCTGTAGCAGATAGTATAATTCAGTCAAAACTTGCTCAAGAGCAAATTAATGAGATAAGGGCTTTGATAAATTATAGATTCCCAACATCTCAACCCCCTAGTACTTGGGATTTAATTATAATGGAAAGAAAAAGAAGAATAGAAGAAAGAAAAAAAGCTATCAGAGAAGCAAAAGCAAGACAGTTAAAAAAACAACAAGAGATTATGGAGTATGTAAAGTATGGACTTATTGCTATTGTAAGTTTAGCATTTGTAG